CAGCGGGCGCGGGCCTTGGGCCTTGTCGGCGTGAAGAAAGCCTTGACCGCCTTCCTCGCCGTGGAAATCACTGCAATCAACCTTGCCTGCGGACGTGGCCGTCCCCAAACGCTCGGCCTTGGCGCGCATGGCGGCGCGATATGTTTTGGCTTGTTCGGACATCGATATGGTCCTCTCGGATTGCGGCTTACCGGAGCCGTGGGGTTAAGGCCTGGGTAGCTTCAAGCCGCCAGAGCCAATCAGGCAACTGATCAGGTCGAACACGACATAAATGACGAAGATGACGATCACCGCCCAGATGACGATCTTGATGATCTGCAGGATGATGCCGACGGCGCCGCCCAGATCTCCGACTTGGGCCAGCACCCAAGGCACGAAAAGCTGAAGAATAGCAATCAGGGCGCCGACGATGACGACCCAGATGAGCAGATTTTGAAGCCAGGCGAGTGAAAAGCACATGGGAGCACCCTATCAGGTTACCGGGGCCGTGTCGCGGCCAATGCTTTGTCGATCATGCCGCCGCAGGCGTAGCTGGGCGGCAGGATCAGCCCCGATGACCGGGGTGCTTGTGGCGCAGGCGCTCCGGGAGGTCCATCTCCTGTTCCGCCGACAATTCCGATGGGGGCTGGCCCGCGTGATCCAGGGCCAGGTATGACTCCCGCGTCACCGGCACTCCGAACCGGTGCATCAGGCGTTCCAGAGGTGTCGTGCCACTCCGGTGGCCGGATCCCCCCTGCGAAGTCGTGGATTTCTTTGCGGACATCGTCGATCCCTTTCCTTCCATGCCTGTAGTCGTTCCAGATGCTGTCGAGGTGCTTGTTGTTTTTAGCAGTTTTGAATGTGTCGGGGAATAGCCCGCGAATGGCTTCCCACGTAATCGATTGCATCTCGCGCGGCAAGATCCCGCGCTCCTTGGCGGCCTGGCGATAGGCGTCGGCATAAAGCGGGTAAGTGCCGTTGACGCCGGTGGCGTTGGATCCGCCGGCGCCGGGGACGCCCTTGCCGGCGTAATTGTTGAAATTGTGCGCCACCTCAAGCGAGTTGCCCGACAACGCGCGCAGCAGGCCGGCGGCGACCGCGTGGGTGTCGATGGTGACGTCGCCGTGTGGGGAGTGCGGATCGAGGATATTGTTGTAGAAATTCCGGACCTTGTGGCGCTCGCCCATCAGGCGGTTCATGAAAGTCGGCTCGCCGTTGCTCTCAATGGACTGCACCGCCTTGGCGATTTCGCCCAGCGAACCCCAGCCGGCTTTTGACGGCGATCCGTCGGCGTTCCTGGCAAGTTCGCCAAAATGGCCTTCCGGCGTGGCGATCTTGTAGCTGGGGTCATTGTGGGTCTGGTCGTGCATCCGGATCCACAGCGCCTTCAGGGTCGCGCGCTCGTCGCCGGGGAGATGCTTCATCTTGTCGATGTCGCCCAGCGACTTGCCCTTGATCGCCTGGAAGATCGGCTCGTTCTTCTCGGTCGCCAGCGCCTCCAGCCCGCGATAGGTCTTCTCCATTTCGGGCGAGAAGGTTTCGCCGTGGTAGGCGTTGTCGCCGCGCCCCTTCATGACGTTCATCACGCGCTCGGCCAGCGAGACGTTCTGGAACCAATCCTTCTGCGGCGAAAGCGCGGCCAGCGCGCCGGCGGCGGCAGCTTCCGAAACGCCGTATTTCTTGGCCCACTCCTTGGCCAGCTTGTTGGCGCCGTCATACCACTGCTTGGACCGCTGCCGGGTTTCGTCGGGCACCTGATCGTGAAGCCAGAGCAGGTTGTCCTTGACGTGACCGACGAAGTGATCGGCCAGGTCGTGGTTCGACATGCGCGTCGCTTCCTCCGATATGTTCGGATAGCTGCGCAGGATGTCGACGTTCTTGTCGAATAGCGCCGGCGTCGCCCGCAGCGCATTGAGATTGACGACGCGCGGGCCGGCGCCGAGGTCGAGCGGCTTGGCTCCGGTCGCCAGGCGGGTGTCGATGCGGGCCGGATGATCGCCAGGCATGATGATCTGGGGAATGTCCTTGGCGACGCCGCCTTTGGCCATCGGCGCCCCGCCGCCGACGACATGAGGCAGCTTGTCATAAAGAGCCTTGGCCGTCAGGAGCGCAGCGCGGATGGGCTTGTTCATTTGCTCTTACCCTTCGGCTTGGCGGCTGGCTTTGGACGGGGCTTGGCTTTAGCGACCGCGATAGCCGCCGCTTTCTTCACGCCCTCCAATTCCTTCTCGTGCGCGTGGGTCTTTTCGGTGATCGCGTGTTCGTGCTCCTGCTCGCGGCCCATCAGCGCGTGATCGTGATGGATTTCGGCGGCGGTGCGGGCGTTCTCGGCGTGGCTGTCCATGACCTGTTTGGCCATGTCGACGGCTTCCGCCCTCGCCTTGAGGCGCTGCTCGTCGTCGTGGTGGGCGTCCTTCATCGACATTTCGCCCAGCTTCAACTGAACTTCCTGCTGTCGCGTCTGGGCGTTCAGCAGATCGGCCTGGGCCTTGCTCTGCATGACGGACTGGTGAGTGTCGGCCTGCTGCGCATGCGCGTTGGCCTTGATGCGTTCGCTCTCGGCGCGATGCTGATCGACCGGCGTATCCATCTGGATCTGGCCGGTTTCGTCCATGCCCATCGTGGCCGCTTCGGCCAGCAGGTTCTTGGCGCGGGCCTGCGATTCCTGCATCTTGGCCTGGGCGGTGACCATCTGGGCCTGCGAAGTGAGGGTCTTCGCCGCCGTCTCGGCCTGCTGCTGGATCAGTTGCGGGGGAGGCGCGGCCTGGGCGCTCGGCGGCGCCATGAATTGCTGCGGATTGTTCCAGCCCAGCGCCTGCAGCGCCGCCATGTCGATGGCGATGGGGTCGTAGAGCGAGGGGTTCTGCTGCTGCAACTGCTTGAGCGCCATGATCTTCATCACGCGCTGGCCATGGCTCGCCGTGTTCGGATCGGCCTGCGGGGTCAGATCGGCCAGATCGAGCGCGGCGCGGAAGTTCTGCTCGTCCCATTGCGCCGCCGGCTTCTTGTTGCGCTGCCAGAACGCCTTGGGGTTTTCCTTGAAGCAGCGCATCAGCAGCCGGAACTCCTGCGATTGAGCCGAGTGCATGCGCTTGTGGACGTTGTTGAGCACCTTCTGGGCCTGCTCGATCATCGCCAGGATGGTGCCGACGGGGATTTCGGCCTTGCCTTCGTTGGCCGGCAGTTCGGCGGTGCCGCCGCTGCGCTGGCCGGTCTGCACCATATTGTCGACCAGGGCCATCAGAGCTTGAGACGGCGGCTGGTAAGGAAGCGGCATAATCGCCTGATTGATGGGAAGACCGCCCGTTTTGACGAGAACCCCTCCTCCGGGAGGGACGCGGAAGATATTGGTGTTCTGGCGCGCGCCGGTGTCAGCCATGAGAAAGCCGGGGAAGTTATTAAACATTCCAGCGTCCAGCAACTCGCGCCAAGCAGCAGTAACAGCGTTGGTAGTATTGCCCAATATGTGAAGGAGTCCGATGTCATAGAAGCCGAGGCCCGGAACGTAGGTGTATTTGACGAACGTCTCTCTAGCTTCAGGAAGCTCCTTCGTGTCCTCATCGTAATTCCGGACGACCGAGAGGATTTTGCGACTGGAGAGATCGATGGTGACCCGGTACGGGATTTCGAGGCCGGTGACCTTGCCCTTGTACTTGTGCTCGTAGCCTTTGAGATCGAGTTCGCAATGGCACTCGTAGATCTCGCGGTCACGGTCGTCGGGCCTCGTCGTGGTGGACTGGATCCCTTGCTGGTTTTTGGCTGCTTCTTGAGCCGCATCGAGGTTCTGCGGCTTGGGCGTGTCGAGGTCGACGTCGCGGTAAGCGCCGATGATCTGCATGCGCTTGACCGTCGAAGGCCGCATCATTGACCGGTGGGTCACTCGCTTGGCGTTGGCCAGATCAGTCGCAGAGTCGTTGACGATGAGGTCATTAGCGTCCACGGATTCGGAAACGGGACGGTTTCGTAGTGGACAATTATAAACCTTCTTGAAGGCGGTGCCGCCAAATCCGAGAAGGAGGAACATCTTGTCGGTATCGGGATAGTATTCGGTCGCAGTGACCGTAAGGTAGTGATTGAGGTCTTTTTCAAGGGCGGTCGCCAGTGCGTCACGAGGGAGGTTGGAGTTGCTGCCGTCGTCGCGGATCTTGATCGGCCCGTCCGTGGGCAGCATTTCGGATCGGGCGTTGGCCTGGAAGCGGAGCACGGCCTCCTGCAGCAGCGGATGCCGCACTTTTGACATGCCGTCCACGGGGGCGCCGTCCGCCGCCGACTGAAGATTGGGGATTTCGATCTTGAGGCCTAGCAGCTTGATGCCCTGGGCGCGCTCCTCGATCCAGTCGTTGCGGCTGGTCAGATCTTCGTCGATTCCGCGCAACAGATCGTCGGCAATGCCGTTCAATTCGTCTTCGGAAAGCTTGTCGGCCAGGTTGGCGAACCAGCCCGTGTTCTGTTCCGGCTTATCGACCAGCGACTTGCCGTCGAGCGAGACGGTGACGCTGCCGTCGGGATGCTCGATCTTGATGACGGCGCCGGCGTCGTCCATCTGGGGAATGCCGGCTGGCTCGTGAACATCGTGCTTGATGGACAGGCCCGGCGAGATAGCCGGCGGCGCGCCGCCGTTGGCCTGGCGGATGTTAAGGGGCAACCCAGGCACCAACGGCATGGCGCGTCCTCTCTGGAAAAACAGAAGGGACTATAGCGCCTATTTCAGATATCGCCAATGTTGGGCAGCGGCGTGGTGTCGTAGGCCTTCCGGAACCGCTTCAGCCCCTCTTGAGCCGCCCCGTTCTCGTCGTCGGCAATGATGGCGTAGGTGACCTTGACCAGCGGATCGCCGCCCTCGACGTGAACGTCGAATATGTGGGAGGCGCCGCCGTTGTCCAGCGGACGTTTATCGACAATGGCCCTCATCATGAAACTCATCTTCGTAATCCCCATGTCGGACGGCGCGCTCATCGCGCCGCCCCTTGTTGTAAGAGAGGCGGGCGACGAGCAGCAGGATCATGACCGAGATGGCGATGTCGAGCGGCGTCATAAGCCCTTCAGCACGTTGCGGAGGACGTAGCCCTCCAAGGCCCAGATCTTGCGGCGGGCGTCGTCGAAAGC